GTCAGGAACGAAAAGTTGGTGGCGATGTAAGGCCCCCTGGCATACCCCTACCGCCCGTGTACCTTGTTATGGCAGCTCTGGCACGATGACGCCAGGTTGGACTCGTCATTGGTTCCGCCTTGCGCGATAGGCACTCTATGGTGCACCAGCACGGCGCGCTGCCCACACCGCTGACACCACGGATGGGCGGCCAGGTAGCGCTTGCTTATCTCCTGCCATCCCGCGTCGTAGCCCCGCTCTGCCGCTGTCCCTCGTTGCGTGCGTTGCTCGTATCTGTCCCGCACCACGTTCGCCGCCACCTGCCGCTCGCGTTGGTGCTGCAGGCAGTAGCGCCCTACATGCACCAGGGCCGGGCATCCCGGCTGGCTACAGGGACGGGCCGCGCGCTGGGGCATCGGTCTCTCCCGGCAGAAATCCGGCCGGCGGCCCTTGGTCGATCCGGGCTACCAGATCGTCGATCACGGCCACCAGGTCGGCGCTTGCCACAGACTGGTTGATCGCCCGCGTGCGGATGCCCTTCAAAAGATCGACGAGCAGGAACAGATCGACGCGCGCGCGGGGATCGAGCAGCGGGATCATCTTTTCTCCCGTGTTGGCGCGCCAACACGCGGCGACTTGTACCCCAGGCCCAGGGCGACGACCACGCGGTGCAACAGCGTCCCGGCGCCGAAGGCGATGCCGCTGGCCTCGAGGGCCGCCAGGAGCACGGTCCACCAATCAGGTACCCCCGCGCAGCCCTGCCAGCCAGCGGCCAGCCACATCACAAAGGAAAAGAGCAGGCACAGCCCGAGAAAGACGAGCTGCTTCCACTTGGCCGCCAGGTCCTGGTAGCCCGCCCAGAACTCGATGATCACGGCGATCGCCGCCCCGACGAGGGCGGCCAGGGCGACCGCGTTCCAACCCTGAGCGAGAAAAGTGCAGAAAGACATGGGCACACCTCCCACAGACTTAGGCCAGCGATTCCCGCCGGCGAGGCGAACAGGAGTAACAGCACGAGCACCACCACCAGGACCAGGAGGAGCAGCAGACAGTACCACGTCAATTTGCTCATGGCCGCTCCCGGTGCCGATCCCGCACCTCGTCACAGAGCGTGTTGACCAACGTCTGTAATGTGACGACCGCGGCCGTGGCTAGGGTCCAGGCGGCGGTCGATTTTTCCACCAGTTCCGCCAGGCGCTGGGTCCATTTCTCCATTAGCGCCAGCATAGCGGTACTCTGGCGGCTATAGAGATTGAGCAGAATCAGGGCGAAAACAATGGCGATGGAGATGTTGGCGAAAGTAAAAATCCAGGCCGGAATCTCAGTCAGCATGGTCACTCCAATTACCAGGATAGTTCATTATACCATATTCCCAAATGTCCGTCAATAGCCCTATGTAAGTCAAATCGCAACAGCTTACATTATTTTGGCCCTTTTGGGGAGCAGTTTTCGAGCAAAAGGGCAATCTGGTCCCCCACGCCCTTGACAAATTGCTATCCCTATGATATAATGATGCTATCAGATACGGAATAGCCGAGCATACAGGAGGACAGATGGAAGCCACAATCAAGAGCACCGCCGGCAGGCAACTGGTACTGGAAGTCGGGGCGCAGCAGCAGCTGATCGATAGCGACCAGGTCGCCGCCATCATCGCCAACATCCAGGGCCGCGGCACTCTCCGCATCTGGACGCAGGGCCTGGACAAAGAAGCCCTGGACGCCGCGCTGACGGCGGCCGGCCTGCGCGGATTCGCGGCGGCCCAGGCCACCGGCCGGGGCTACATCGACCTGTAGGTGAGTGGGGGCCGCGCATCCTGACACGCGGGAGGAGAATGTGATGAAAGACATTTTGATTCGAAGCCTGGAGGAGGACCTGGTCGCGGCGCTGGACAATGCCGCCACCCTCGCGGGCCTTTCCCGCGAAGAGTACCTGCGCGGGGAGCTGGCCCGGATCGCCGGCGCCACCCTGGTGCCCCGGTTCGGCCATGGCCTGCGGGCCTTCACGCCCACGGGGGGCACGTGTGTGCTCAAGGCCCTGGGGGCGGAGAGCGCACAGGTCCAGGGCGGCGCGCAGAACCTCAGCCAATCCGAGATGGAGGCCTTCCGGCGCGCCAAGCTGCTGGCGGCCCCGGCGAACGGCGGCCGCTGGGCCGCGGCCCGGCAAGTATTGGAACAAGCCGGCTTCGAGATTTTTGCGGAGTAAAGCTCCCTCTTGCCCTCACCCCCGCCCGGGCCCGCGCCGGGCGGGGTTTTTGGCGGATTCCGCCAAATATTGGTCGAAAGATGACGGAAACCGGCGCGAAAACCTATTGACTCTTGGTCAGGGCTGATATATAATGGCCCTGTACCGCGATAGCACTCAGGAGATAGCGATGAACCACAACCGCGCCGGGCACATCCAATTGATGTCGTTCAGCCTCAAAGCCAAGCTGCAAGCCCTCTCGGAGCAGCGTGCCGAATCCCTGAACGACACCGTGAAGGCCGTCATCGCGGCCGGGATTGTCCAGCTCACGAAGGACGACCGGCCCACCTTTGAACTGCCCGCCCACGTCCGCGAGGAAACGGCGCAGGAGGCCAGCAATGTCTAGATTCGTGAATCTCACCCCCCACATTATGCACATCGGCGACCGCTCTTTCCCGGCCAGTGGGATGATTGCCCGGTGCGCCGAGAGCACCACCCCGGCGGGGGAGTTCGCTGGCCTCCCGCTGGTCCACCGCGCTTATGGCGCGGTGGAGAACCTGCCCCATCCGGCCCCGGACACGCTCTACATTGTGTCGGCCCTGGTGCGCGAGGCCGTGCCCTGGCGTACCGACGTGGCCTCTCCCGGCGACATGCTCCGCGATGCCGAGGGGCGGATCCTCGGTTGTACGAACCTGATTGTCAACGCCGCGGACGAGCCACGCTTTATGACGGAAGCCGAGGCCCGGACCCTGCTGGCGGCACTGGAGGCCCCCCATGCCTAACGACACCCGCTGTCAGCACAGCGCTTGCCCCAACCCGGATACCCTGCCGGTGCGGATGTACGGCGGCGACCCCGGCGACCGGATGTACTACTGCAAAGAGCACGCCGCTAAGAACGGCCTGCTCCATAGGATAGACTGGACTGCGGTACGCGCCCGGAACGCCCTGGCCGCAACGGAGGCCGCCCATGACTGAAACCACGCTCCGCTGCACTATTGACCAATTGCTCTCCTGGCGCCCCTGCTCGAAATGGCCGGAATCCCGCATCCGCCAGTACGCCCGCGGTCGCGCGACCTTCACCGCCCTGGACGTGCTGCGGCTGCGCTCCGTATCCGCGGAGCACCGGCTGTGGGTCGTGCTGCGCGAGGAAATGATTCCCGCGGCCACCCTGCATGAATTTGCCTGCCGCTGCGCGGAGCAGGTACTCCCGCTCTACGAGCGTGAATATCCTGGCGACAGCCGCCCCCGCGACGCCATCACCGCCAAACGGGCCTGGCTGCGCGGTGAAATCACGGATGCCAAATTAGGCGCCGCCGAGTCCGCCGCCGAGTCCGCCGCCAGGTCCGCCGCCGAGTCCGCCGCCTGGTCCGCCGCCAGGTCCGCCGCCTGGTCCGCCGCCTGGTTCGCCGCCGAGTCCGCCGCCGAGTCCGCCGCCAGGTCCGCCGCCGAGTCCGCCGCCTGGTCCGCCGCCTGGTCCGCCGCCTGGTTCGCCGCCGAGTCCGCCGCCGAGTCCGCCGCCAGGTCCGCCGCCGAGTCCGCCGCCTGGTCCGCCGCCAGGTCCGCCGCCTGGTTCGCCGCCGAGTCCGCCGCCGAGTCCGCCGCCAGGTCCGCCGCCGAGTCCGCGCAGGTACTCCTGCTCAAGCGCATGCTCCAGGAGTCCGCCCATGACTGAAACCACCCTGCTCACCGCCGCTGAACTCTGCGCCTTCCTGGACCAGCATCCGGACGTCGAGGCCCGCGCGATCCTGGCCCGCGACCTCAGCGCCGCACACTACATCCTCGAACCCTACGAGGTCGCCGTCTGTCGGGGCGTGCTGCGGGGCGATCCCGTCGCCCGCGCGGAATTCCCGGCCGTCCGCGACCGTATTATGGCGCGCTGGAGCGCCTCGACGCGACCCACCGACGAAGCGCATACGGATACATCGCAACGTGGAGACGAAGGCACGTCGGTGGGTCCCGCCGGAGCGTGCGCCAGCGCCCTGGCTCTCTCCTCCTTTCGGCCGGCCGGTGAGGGATCCAACCTCCCGGCCGGTCCGGAGAAGATCACGACGGAGTGGACGCTGACGATCCGGAGGCCGCGATGAAGCTCGCGACGTACTGCCACCACTGGCAGCTCACCCGGCTCGCCTGCCTGTTACACGGCGCCTGCGCGGATCCGGAGCACTGCCCCGACTATCGCGACGCCGTCGCCATTGCCCGCGAGTACGATCAGGTGCTGGCCAGCCCCCCGGAGCCCCCGGCTCGACCCGCCCCCCGGCCCGTGCCGGGCCCGGAATGCGCCACCCCCCTGCAGCTGTGCGGACGCGACGCCCAGTGCGCGTGCCCGGAGCACCACACCTACCGGGTGCGCCGCAGCGCCCGCCGCCGCTGCCCGGTCTGTGGGGAGCAGCTGGTGACCTTCGGCCTGACCGATCCGACCTGGATCATCAACCGACTGATTTACTTCCTCTGCCCCTGCGGCCACGTGACCCGGGACAGCCGGGAGCTCGTCAACCCCAACGGCCCGGGGCGCTACGGCGGCCAACGCTGGAGCCCGCGCACCGGGCGGCTGCTCGCCCGAAAGCGGTAGGTTGGCAAGGTGCTGGCTATTGACAAACGCTCAACTTTGTGCTATACTGTCTCTGCGCGAGGAAAAAGAAGCGCGGGCCGTGGCGGGCCTAAACACGAGTAAGATCGGCCTTTGGATTCTGGGCCGGCTGCCAGACCGTACTCGTTGCGGAACCGCTACCGGCACCGGCACAGAATCGAGAGGCCGATTTTTAATCGGCGCAGGGCTGGGCTAGAAAAGCAAGGAGCACCCAATGACCTGGACCACCCGCGTACGAAAATCATTTCACGGTATCAAGGGGATGACCGACCGCGAGTCGGTCACGCCCCACCTGGCCACCATCGGCCGGCTGCGCAAAGGGCAGATGGAGACGATCACGCGCCGGGACGGGTCCACCTACGAGGGGCCGGTGGACTTGGATTATTTCCGCTTCACCTCCGACCGCCCCGATGTGGTCGAGGCTTTCCAGGCCGCCTATGGCGAAACCCCCAAGCTGCTCGACGTGTACCTCCCCTACCCTCTGCCGGAAGAGAACTTTCAAACCTGCTGCGAGGAGTGGCGGGGTGGGGGACTGGTGCACCGCTGCGACGGGGAAACCATGAGCCTGTGGCAAGACAAGCAGGGCGTCTACCACACCGACCCCCAGCCTTGCCCCTACTTCGGCCACCCGGAACTCCGCGTCAAGGCCGACAAGAAAACGGGGCGCAAAGCCAACCCCGGTTGCGGGGAGGTAGGGCGGCTGAACGTGATCCTGCCCGGCCTGCTGGCCGCCGGCTATACCGAGCCGGTCCTCCTGGTCACGACCGCCGCCAACGACATCATTCCCCTGTCCTCGGCGCTGCAAGCCATCGCCGAGGAGCAAGAGCAGAGCCAGGGGCGCGCCAACCTGCGCGGGATCCTGTGGACGTTGCGCCGGGTCCCCGAGAACATCTCGACCCCGAACGACGGCGGCATCGGGCGGCTGCATCGGGAATCGTACCTGGTGCGCATCGCCCCGGCCATTGCCTGGACAATGGCGCAACTGGCCCGGGCCCAGCGCGAGGCCCTGCCCGAGCTGGAAGCCCCCTGGCAGCCCCAGCCGCCGGACTGGGAAGAGGTCACCCACCCCGGCCGCACCGTGGCCGAGGTCGAGCGCGACGAATTCCTGGTGGCGGAGCCCGGCGCGGAGGAGGGGAAAGACGAGGAGCCGGGCGGGGCGGAGACGGCCGCGCCGGCCATTCCCGCTGCTACCGCGAATGAAAGCTACCAGCGGGCCAACCACCACCACGCCCCCACCCCGCCCGAGTTGCGCAATGCTTCCGGATCTCTGCCGCCCAATTTCTGGACGCGGGACAGCACCATCCTGCGCAAGTTCTGGCGCTGGGCCAACCAGGACCGCGCGCTCACTGAGGCCGAGGTCCATCTCGCCCTGGGCGTGGAGCACCTGGCCGAGTTCCCCGGCGACAAGCGCGCCGCGGTGGTGGCGATCGAGGCGTATATCAGCAAGGCGCTGGCTGCCCAGCAGCCAGCGCCGGAGCCCTGGGACGAGGAGGTCGCACCGTGACCGCCTTCGAGATCGCCCGCCTGCTCCGGGTCCTGGACGGCGTCCAGTGCACCACCTGCGGGTATCGCGGTCCCGACAGCGGGCACTCGTGCCCGCTGTCCCTGGCGACGGGCAACCCGCCCTGCGTGGCCGCCCGCCTCCAGCTCGAGCTGGAGCAGATTGACAGCACCTTTACAGCATAGGTAGCACCTGCTGCCCCGGCACGCGATTGACGGTACCAGCCTGGCCGACCGGCCCGTCAGCATGGCTCGGCGTGAGAAGGCTTAACGGCGGGGCGGCAGAGGGGGGGGCGGCGGCGCTAGGCTGGGGAACTGGCCTGGCGAGGCAACTCTATAGGGCCAGCGCGGTTCGACTCCGCCACAGGTCGGGAACCTGGCCCTAGCGGGAGTGGCGGTTCGATGCCGCCCCGCCGCCCCTTCTTTTGGCAGTACCCGCGCAGGACCCACCTGGACTGGCGCGGTGACTGTACCGCCGTAACCGGGATGGCACCCGGCGCCGGGAGGCTGTAAGGCCCTAGCCAAGCCGAGAGTACAGCGCCCGGGCGGAGACACCGGCAGAGGGTTCGATTCCCTCGCGGCGGTTGGGGCGGCGGCTTCCCCGCTGGACAGCCGGCTTTGGTTCAGGCCAGGGCACCCCGCCGCCCCGGTTTTGCCCCTGTCGCAATCTGTTGGCGAGCGGTGCACAGCGCGGGTGCGACTCCCGCCAGGGGCTCTAGGCGCGATTACAAGCGCCGCTGAACAGCAGCACCCCGCCCGCCCGCGGGGAGACCAGCGCCGGAATGGCGCCAAGGATCGAGCCGGGGCCCGGTGCGGCGGGCCCCACCACAAGGAGAATGCCCATGACCACGACGAAATCGGGATCCGGATTGTTCCTGCTCCTGGCCCTGGCAGCGCTGCTCGTCGGCGCCCTGCTCCTGGCCCGGGCGCCGGCGGTAGCGCTGCCGACCCTGCCCCACGCGGCCGCCCCGGCCGCAGCGGGGCGCTACCTGATTCGCTCCAACTGGGGCGAGATTGAGGTGACCGTGGACGGGGCGACCCTGGAACATGCCATCGCCGGGCACGGCAGCATGGCGCAGGAGGCCCTAGATATGGCCCGCCGCGGTTACTGCCAGCCGTACCTGCCGTGTGGGTCGAACATGCAGACATTAGCGGAAGGACTCAAGGGCTATTTTCTCTGTCCGCTCAGCAACGGCCAGCTCTGGCTGATCCCCTTCCGGGCCGATGCGCTCCTATTGCGACTGGTGGCCTTCACGGCCTATCCCGTGCGCGCCGGCTACGAGCCACGGGTGCGCGTCCGGGGTGATTGCGTGCCGGTAGAGCTCCTACCGGCCCTACTCTACGAGGGAGGCGACTATGACGGCGACAGCGACCAATGATCTTGGCACGGCCGTGGCCGAGTTTGCCGCGGCCACGGGCCCCGCGAAACAGGCCGCGCTCGAGCGCGTGACAGACGAAATCAACGCCGCGGTCGGGCCCATCCGCATCGTGGGCGGGGAGACCGTCGCCGGCTGGCTGGGCCGGCTGATTACGGCCGCGTTCGAATTCGTGCGGACGGGCGAGACGGCGGCGGGGTGGGAAAAACTCCTGGCGGTGGAACAGCAGGCGGCGGAGTTTATCGCCGCGCAGCTCGCCGCCGCGGGAGGCCGGCCATGCTGAAACTGGCGCTCCTGACTGTCACACTGCTGTTGGCCTGGGCCATCCTGGGCGGCCTCGGAGTACTGCCGTGAATAGGCCCTATCGCGACCGCAAAACCGGGCAGCCGATCACCGTCACCAACTTCCAGCAATGCACCGTCGCCGGCCGGCGGACGGCCGTCTACGAGTTCACCTGTGCCGCTGGCCCATTCGGCCGGTTGCTGAGCGCCGCGTTCAACCGGCAATACGAGCGGGTCGAGGAAGAGGCGCGGGCCGAGGTGGGGAAATGATTTTCCGACCCGAACATTGTGACAAAATCCTACGCCATGAAAAGACGCAAACGCGGCGCCTGGTACACGACGGCGACCAAGTTGAACGCGACGCGACCGGGGCCATCATTGCTGTCCGCCGCCTCACTAAAAAAGGCTGGCGCGACCTCTACCGTGTCGATTACAGTTATGCCTTCTGTCCGGGCCGGGGCCAGCGCCAACTGGGGCGGTTTATCATCACCCGGATTCGGCAGGAGCGGGTGCGGGAGATTGACACGTTCGATGCTGCCGCTGAGGGCTGTGATGGGCTTGTCGCCGGACGGGACGGCGAGCGCATCATCCTCAGCCGCTTGGTAGACCACTATGCGCTCGTGTGGGACAGTATCAATCGGCACCCCTACGCCTGGGGCGACAATCCCCCCATCTATGCCCTGACATTCGAGGTGGGCCCGTGAGCCACTACGACTACGTGCGCAGCATCCAGATTGCCATCCGGAACGAGCCGTTCTACGCGCTGGTGATGGCCGCCATGCGCCAGGGCGACACGGACAACGTGGCGCGGCTGCAGTTGGCGTTCCCGGCCGTGTACGACGAACTGTACGCCCGGATCAGCGCGCCCGGCGGGATGCTGCCGGGCGACGAGGTGGAATGATGAAGTGCTCCGCGATCCCCTGGACCGACTATTCCGCCGGCGATCTGAACTTTGTCACCGGCTGTACGCCCATCTCGGAGGGCTGCCAGCACTGCTACGCCCGCACCATCTATGAGCGCCACGGCTGGGACTTCAGCCAGGTGCGGACGCACCCCGAGAAACTGGAGCGGTTGCGGCGCTGGCATATCCCCGGCCAGCGCGGCGGGTCAGGCGTGAGCGATTCCGTGTGCAGCTACGTGCGCGGGACCGGCTCGCATCCCCTGGCCTTCGTCTGCGACACGGGGGACCTGTTCCATCGGGAGGTCAGTGATTCGTTTCTCCTGGAGGCCTTCGACCTGATGGTCCAACGGAGTGACGTCACTTGGCAGGTCCTCACCAAGCGCATCGTCCGCGCCATGGATTTTCTGCGCGCCTACGTTGCCGACCCGGGCGGCGGCATGGGCGGGCAGCTCCCCAGGCATATCTGGATCGGCGTCACCGCCGAGAATCAGCAGCGGGCCGCCCAGCGCATCCCTACCCTGCTGCAAGTCCCGGCCAAAGTGCGGTTCGTTTCCGTCGAGCCGCTGCTGGAGCCGGTGGACCTGTCCGCTTATCTCGTGCCAACCGGCCCCTCCCCCCTGGCGGTCGTATTGCAACAGCGGGCCGAATTGCCCCTATCCCGTCCCGCTCTATCCTGGGTGATATGCGGCGCCGAGTCCGGCCCCCGCCGCCGGCCGTTCAATGTGGACTGGGCAGAGGACCTGTACCGGCAGTGCCAGGAGGCCAGGGTGCCGTTTTTCGGCAAGCAGGATAGCAGTGCGTGGCCCGGCCGGCCGCTGTTGCTGGGCAGCCGCGAAATCCACGAGTTCCCGGAGGTGTAACAATGGCTATTTTCGTCCGCACCACCGACCGCATCATCCGACTGCCGCGGGAGGAGTACCAGATCACCGAGATTGTCCTAATAAAACGCCGCAAGACGGCCGCGATCTGGGTCGAAACGGAGACGGCCGAGCAGCGCCTCCTGCTCGGCGATTTCCCGCTAGCGGAGGCCGTGAACGTCTTCCAGGCGATCCAGAACGCGCTGCGCACGGTCCACACCGTGGTCGACGCGCGCGTCGAGGCGCACGAGGTGGGCGGATGATTATTCTCGCGCTAACCCCCGCGCAATGGGAACACCTCCAGCCCCTGCATGATCAGGCCATGGCCGCAAACCACGCCGGCCGGCCGGGGATACTGCTGGCGCAAATCGGCTTGTACTACGACAAGTGCGATGGGCCGCAGATGGCCGACCCGGAGGCGCACGTCGTCTTTTGCCCCCAGGAGCTGGCCGACAAGTTGATTGCCCTCAAGGATGCCTACGAGGAGCAAAAGGGGGAACTCTGATGATGTACTGCCCGCGCTGCCGCCTAACCCGCGCCTACCGCCACATCATCGCCCCGGCCGCCAAACTCGTGTGTTGGCGCAGCCGCCGGCGGCGCTACCTCCTCTCCATCTATTGCCCCCGCTGTGGGCAGCATCCCCTGCTGTTCTGGGATAAGGAGAAATGATGCTGTACTGCCTCTATTGCGGCGTCCTCCTCCCCGCTCCCCCCCAGCCCTGCCCGGTCTGCGGCAGTGGCGATCCGTCGCCGGCCCAGGTGCTAGACCTGCTCCGGGCGGCCGGCCGGTTCGTGCCCCGGTATGGTCCGGCCTGGAACTTGCACCGGGCAATCGCGCTCGCCCTGGCGCGGCCGCGTTGGCCGCGCCAGCGGCCCTTGTTCCCAGAGGCGAGGCCGGGGGCGGCGCAGCACAACGACGATCATCTCCAGGAGGCGTTCTAAATGGCCGAGCGAGGGCGGGTGATCCTCTCCAGTATCAGTCATTCTACCGCGCTGGCGGAGCTGAACGATCCCGCGGCCATCCTATTAGCCACGTGGATGATCCCGCACTGTGACAATCGCGGTTGTCTGCAGGCCGATCCCCGCCGCGTCCGTGCGCAGGTGGTGCCCCTCTTGGAGTGGTTCACCGTGGCGCTAGTCGCGGACACACTGCAGCATATGGAGGACGTGGGGCTGATCAGCCGTTTCATCCAGGAAGGCCGCATCTATCTCCAGTACAACAACTGGCGCGGCGGTACCGTGCACTGGGCCACCACGATCAAGCGCATCTCAGGATTGCGCGCCGCGGACAATTCGCGCCGGCGCGCGCGGGCGATCAATACCCCCGGCGGCGATTTCTCACTGGTCGAATGGTTGACCCTGTGCGCCATATACGCCAACCGCTGCCTGTGCTGCGGAGCGGTTGGCGAACTCACGGCGGATCATATCATCCCCCTCTCTATTGGTGGCAGCAACGCGATCGCGAACATCCAGCCCCTGTGCTTCTCCTGCAACGCGCGCAAGAGCGCCAAGACAATCGACTACCGGAGCGTTCCTCATGCCCAAGCAACGTGACTGGTGGTGCCGCCTCTACTCTGAGGTCGTGGACGACGACAAGCTCACCTGGATCGCTGACACCACGGGGGAGCGGCGGGTGGTGATCTTGGGGGTATGGTCCGGCCTGCTGGCCCTGGCCAATCGCTCCCCCCAGCGCGGCGCGTTGCTGCTGGCCGAGGGCGTCCCATACACTGTCCCGATGCTGGCGCGCAAGCTGGACATTGACGCTCCCGAACTGGAAAGCATCATGACCGCAATGGCCCAAATTGGCCTGATCAATGATGGGCATTTAGTCGCTTTCGACAAGCGCAATCCGGTGAGTGACGATGCTACGACCCGCCAGCAGGAGCGCCGCGCGCGCGGGATTGCTGTCCCCGTTGTCACGGATTTGTCACGTGACAAGGTTGTGACACCGGCCGTCGTTGTCACACCTGCCTCTATCTCTACTATTACTATAGCTCTTCCTCTTTCTCTCTCTTCAGGGGAGGGGGAGTCTGAGGGGGAGGGGGCCGCGCCGCCCAACGACCCGCCCGCGGTGGAGGTCGATGTCTGCCTGGCGGCGCTCGTACCCGTCCTGGAGGCCGCCGGCCTGGTGTTCAACGACCTGGCGGCCGCGGAGCTGATCAGCACGATCCAGGAGCATCCCCGTACCGACGAGCAGATCGCGGCGCGCGTCCTCCAGGCGCTGATTCCGAATCTCCCAAAAGGGGACCGGATTACGCCGGCGTTCGTCGGCCAGGTCCTGGAGCTGACGCAAGACTTCCCGGAGGCCGAGATCCACGCGGCCATCGCCTCCGCCCCGTCCGATCGCTGCCGGCCGAGCTACATCCGCGGCACCATTGTCGGGCAGGCCCGCGACCGCCACAACGGCAATAATAAAGAGAGCCCGCCCGCCCCCGACGAGAGCAAGACATTCTGGCGGAAGCACAACCTATCCCGGCAAGAATATGCTAACAAGTACCCCTCCACCGTGGCTCAAATCAACGAATGGGAGGCCACGCATGGCCTGCCCCTAACTATTCCGGGAGGTGCCCCGTGAAACTTTTTGACGCGACGACGCGCGTAACCGAGGCCTCGTACTACCACGCGACGCGGCGGGGGCAGCTCATCGATGGGCTGAAGGAGCAGGGGCTCCTGCCGGGCAGCCGGGAGTTTGCCACCGCGCTGTGGGCCGCCGAGGACGAAAGCTACCGCGCGCGGCAGCGGCAAATCGCGCGGGAATGCGGCCTGGTCCTGGACGCCCAAACGGGGGACATGGCCGCCCTGGCCCACGGGCGCGGCCGCCCCGGCGAGCCGGGTAGCAACTGGCGCGTCGACCCGGCGACGATCCGCAATCCGGCCGTCTATCGGCGCCATGCGGAGGATAGGCAGCGGGCGACCGCGGCGTGCGCGCGGGCCGGTATCCCGGTGGACGAAAAAGGTTTCGCTGACTATCGCCAGGACTGGCTGCTGCGGGTGCCGCGCCGGCCGGCACCAGCGGCACCCCCAGCCCCGGCCCCGGCGCGCCAGGTGCGGTTGCCCTATCCCGACGACGACAAGGAGGATTGACCATGAACGCTCTCGAAACGAAAGTGCTACTCTCCCTGATCAACCAGGCCGCGCGCCAGGCCGCCGTGATCGACCGGCTGACCCGGCTGGTAGAGGAGCGCGGTTGCGTTTCCCGCATAACTGCCCCAATTGCGCCAACTGAGCTCGCGCGCCGTATGGTTTTCGCTCGCGAAAAGGCCGCGCAGGCCTGGTGCGAACCAACTACCAGCGACCGGCTAATGGACGTGGCGCTGGCCGAGGCGTTCGCCGGGATCCTCGTCGCGGAGATGTACCTTCCAAAACTGGGCTGCGCGACGACGGGCGAACTGCTCCGCGAGCTCGAGGCGCGGATCGCAACGGGCTCGCTCGAACTGGATTACAGCACCATCGGAGGAAGCCATGCTCACCCTGATTCTCGCCATGCAAGCGGCGCTGAACACGCCGTGCCTGGTACTACCTATAGCGACCCCGTCTACGCCCGCAACATCGCCTACCCCCGTTGCGTTATCCGGGAAAGTGACCTACTACAGCCAGAGGTGGGACTGGACCCGGATCGCCGCGAACCACGGCTTGGTGCTCCCGCCGGGATTGACGCCGCTCGCGACGTGGGATTGTCGGCTGCTCGGGCGGACTGGCTGGCTCACGCTCGGGAGCTCTGTCTGGCCCGTGTTCGTAGCGGATTGCACCGCGAGCCAGGACCTGGCGCTGGTGCGGCGCCGGAGGATCATCGCGGAGATTCCGTGGGACCTGGCGGCGAGCACCCCGGGAATGCTCCAGGACGGCTGGACGACGGGGGCACTGCTGCTCGCGCCGATTGCTGGTGGCGCGACCTCGACTGTGAGGACTGGGCCTGCCGGACTGCCCAGAGCGGCAATCCCTGCCCCGACTGCCTGGACTACAAGCCGCCCGTTCCCGCGGCCGTGGTAGCGCCGCCGCGCACCATCTGGGACGCCGCCGACGTGGATCCGGACACCTGCCCGGACGAGCCGGTCGATCATGCCGCACCCACCGCGCGCCCGGGGCCGGCAGTCGGCGTGAGCGTCGGCGGCCGGTATCGCGAGGGCTGCGAGCGCCAGGGTGACACGCCCCTCCAGCTGGGGGCCTGCCGCTATTGCAGCGAATATGAGCCGGCCGCTCCCGCAACCGTGGTAGCGGAACCGCCCGCCGCGACGCGCGTCTGCGTCATCATCGATTGCGGCTGCTTGGCGGAACCTCGTTCCGCCTACTGCGAGACGCACCAGCAGGAGCGGCGCCGGGCCGAACGCGCTGAGTATCAGCGGCGCCGGCGGGAGAAGCGAAAGGTATCGGCGGAGCCACCCCCCGCGGCGCTGCCGGTTGAACCGTTCCCCGTGCCGCGCCTGGTCTCGTTTCACAAGGCGTGCACCCGCTGCAACCAGCAGAAAACCTGGGCCGATTTTGCGCCGGGCTACGAGGGCACGATCGACCAGCTCGATTTCCTCTGCTCCGACTGCCGGGCGCGGGCCACGGCGGAGAAAGCCGCCCGGGCTGGGCGTACAGTCCACGCCGCGGCCGCGGCGGAGGGAGCGTGATGGCCGGACAAGGCAAAGCCGCCCCCACGGGCGGGGCGGCTACGAGCAACCGGCGATTATTCCGCGAAGACCTCGAAGCCGGCGGCCGCCAGGACCGCGCGGGCCTCCGCCCACTTCGCGCCGTTGGCCGGGGCCGCCAGGAGCGCGGCCCGCTGATAGGCGGCCGTCTCGGCGCTGGTGAGATCCCGCGCGCCCTTCTGGATCTGCTGGCTCTCGGCTCCGAGCGCCTTCAGCAGGCACATCCCGCCGGTGGGGGTGAAGGCCCGCAGTCCGTGGCCGTAGCCGGGCCGAAAGGCCAGGCCTTCGTGCCCGACCAGGTCGGCCAGGGCCCCGCGCAGGTACTCTTCGCGGGACAGGCCCACGAGGGTGGCGGCATTGTCCAGCGCCGCGACCAGGTCGTCGTCCAATCCACGAATCAGAATATCCTTGCTCATCTCGTGCTCCTATCCGCGTGTAGGATGCGCGGCCCCCACTTTTTCCTAGCGCCAGTAGGGATCGCCCATCGCGGGTTCGGGGCGATCGGTAGTGCGCTCGCCCGTCCACACCGGGGCGGGAAAGTGGATGTAGGCGCAGTTGGGGCCGCAAGCGATGCCGTGCGCTTCCAGGGCGGCCTTCGCCGCGCGCCAGTCAGCGGTCAGGTCGAAGCGATTGATTTCCACCCCGCCGCGCGTCCAGAGAATTTCGGCCCCGGCCAGGATGTCTGTGAGTTCGTTCAAGAGGTTCTCGATCTGCTTCTTTTCCATTTCAATCTCCTTGCTATCCGGCTATCCTGTACTCGATAGCATCATTATATCATAGTGCTATCATCCTGTCAAGAGGCCATAGTAGAACACGGTACGGCTAAAAGTAGCACGAGTTATGGAGTTTTTTGACTAGTGTTCGCGCGCCAACAGCGCGCAAGGAAAAGCAATGAGCGACCGTCGTCCTCTTTTACTCGATCTCTTCTGCGGTGCCGGTGGCGCGGCTGTCGGTTACGCCCGCGCCGGGTTTGACGTGGTGGGCGTGGACAACGTGCCGCAGCCGCGCTACCCGTTCCCTTTTATCCAGGCTGACGCGTTGGAGTATTGCGCGGCGCACGGGAGTGAGTACGACGTGATTCATGCCTCGCCGCCGTGCCAGCGGTATAGTAGCATGGGCCGGGCCACTGGCACAAATGGCAATCATCCTGATTATATCGCCATAACCAGAACGCTACTACGGGAATCTGGCCGGCTGTGGGTGATTGAGAATGTAGTGGGCGCGCCCCTATCCTGTCCCATCACGCTCTGTGGGGCCATGTTTGGATTGCGTGTCTATCGTCATCGGTTATTCGAGGCCAGTGTCATGCTCCTACAGCCACCCCGTCCCCGCCATATCCTCCGTGCCGCCCACGCCGGCAAAATCCCTGTCCCCGGTGAGTTTTGGTCGCCAGCGGGGTGCTTTGGGCAAAAGGATGACGCACAGCGGGCAATGGGCATTGACTGGATGGAAACGACCGGGGCGCGTTCCATCGAAATTGCCCAGTCCATCCCCCCGGCCTATACCGAATTTGTCGGAAAGCAGTTACTATCCGCCCTGACCGCCTGGCGGGCAAAGGTCGGGGGGGTGGATGTCGTTACAGCCCCTGTCCTGACAGCAGAAACACCGCGAGGATGATGGACGTGGAAACGCAAGTAGAACAACCGGCCCGAATATGCTATAATGACTCTACCGATATCCGCCTCCCGCGCAACGTCATTGCCATGATTGTCGCCTGTTTGCGCGAAGGTCTCGTGAGGACTGCCGATGAAGGCCGCGATCTACCTCCGAGTCTCGACCGAGGAACAGGCCAACCCGGACGAACATCATAGCCTGCCCGCCCAGGAGCGCGCCTGTCGCGCCCTGGCCGCGGCGCGCGGCTGGGACGTGACTCTCGTCTATGCTGACGAGGGGGCCAGCGCCTCGAAGCGCGATCTCCGCAAGCGGCCATTTTTTCGCGCCTTCCTGGAGGACGCCGAGGCCGGCCGCTTTGACGTCGGGATCGTCCACAAGCTCGATCGCTTTGCTCGCAACCTCCCCGCGGCCCTCGACGCCTTCACCCGGCTGCAGGTGGCTAACGTCGCCCTGGTTAGCGTCGGCGAGAACCTGGACTTCTCCACGCCGGCCGGCCGGCTGCTCCTGCACAACATCCTCGCCGTCTCCCAGTTTTTCAGCGAGAACCTGGCCGACGAGACCCGCAAGGGCTGGAACGAGCGCGGACAGAAGGGCTACTGGCGCGGCGATCCGCCCTTTGGCTATTGCCGGGGACAATGCTCCACGTGCACCGAGCCCAACGGCCCGCGCTGCCCCCGCTACCAGGGGATAGATCCCCTGGGCCCGGCCCGCGAGCTCTATCCGCACCCTTGGGAGGCCTCGGGGGTCGCGTTAGCCTTCCAGTTCTGGGTGGACCAGGCCACGTGCTATCGCGACGTCGCGGAGGCGCTGAATGCGGCCGGCTACCGGACGCACAACAAGCGCAGCGGGCCGGGGCTCTTCCCCGGCGATGCCCTGCGCCTGATCCTGACCAATCCCTTCTACCTCGGCCAGGTGCGGGTCCGCGACCGCACCAGGGGCGGCCGCCACTATAATGTCGCTCCGGGACGGCACCCCGAGTTGATCACCCCCGAGCTGTGGGCGTTGGCCCAGGCGAAGGCCGCGACGATCTTTGCCCATGCTCCCCGCCGGCCACTCTGTGCGCAGCGCCCCTATCCCCTGGCCGGCGTGCTGCGCTGCAGCCGCTGCGGGGCGCTCCTCCGGGGCCAGGCCGATTCCCATGGCGTGCGCCGCTATTGCTGCGCGCGGCGGGACGAATTTGGGGCAGACCCGGCCACGGGAGGCTGCGACATGCCCGGGCTGCGGGCGGACGAATGCGAGGCCCAGGTGCTCGCCCTCCTGGAGGGGATGGCCATCCCGCCGGCGGACCGGGAGATGATCGAGGAGGCCCTGCATGCGCCGGCGCGGCCGGACGCTCCCAGCACGGCCGCGCTGCAGGAAAAGCTCGAGCGGCTGACCTGGCTCTACCAAGAGGGAGACATTGTACAAGAGGAGTATCGCCGGCGCAAGCTCATGCTCCAGGCCGACCTGGAACGGGCCCGCCCGCCGGCCCAGGGGGAGGTCCTGCGCGCGGTGGATCTGCTACAGAGCATCGGTTCCGCCTGGCGCACGGCCACGAACTGGAAGACGCAGAATGGTCTGCTGCGGGCCTTGTTCGATGGCATCTGGATGGCCGACCCCGCCCGCGAACCCCGCATAGACGCCGTAAGGCCCCAGCCGGCGGTATTGCCGTACTGGAGCCTATTGGAGCGAACATACGGGGTCGAGGGGATTCGAACCGGAATGTTCCGCTTGCCCCCACTGCGCTAAGAAGGCAGGGGGCTGGTCCACTGACTACCGCGCTACGATCTGCACCTGCACCTGCCCCTGGCCGTCCTCCCAGATAAAGGCGCCGGTGATCTGGCACTGGTAGCGCTCCAGGATTGGCTGAATCTCCCGGGCGCACTCCTGAACCCGCCACTGCCGATCGCGCTCCAGGGCCGCCTGGGCCATGGCGGCCGAAATCTCGGCCCGCTCCGGTGCTACCGCGGGTGGCTCCATGTTGCGCCTCCTATGGTTGCAGCGGCCAGATGGTGGGGCTGTTGCCATCCAACGCGCCCTTGACGTTGTTCACGGCGGCCACGGCGGCCACGAACTCGGCCGCCGCCAGGTCGGCATTCGCCCCGCCGAAATCACCATCCTCCAGGGCGGCCGCGTAGCCCAGCGCCGCGTACTGGGCATACAGCGCGGCCCAATCCGCATAGAACCGCGCTAGGATGTCCGCCACGGTCTGGCGGGTCCGGCTAATGAAATCTGATTTGTTGGTCATGCGCCACCTCCTACGTAAGTAGCCCCAGCGCTTGCAATTTCGTTTCCAGTTCGGCCATACGGACTTGCAAGTTAGAGATTACGCTCAGTACCGTGTTGGCTTCGTCGTGATTGGCGAAGGCCCAGCCCGCCCCCAGCGCCACGTCTACGAAATCCTGCACGGCGTAATCGGGGGTCCCGGGCGCCGTGGCGGTGAGCGTGGTCAAGGGCGCCGTCAGTGCCGTCGGGCGGATCACGGCCGCCACGCCATAGAAACCCAGGCGCGCCGCCGCGCCGTCGGCCTCCAATCGGAGCCCCTCGCGCCAGCCATTCCAGTCGGTGGCAGAGAGCGCCAGCCGGGCCGTCCGCGTCGCGTGGGTGGCGGAGACCCATAACGCCTCCGCGCGTCCGGCGTACTGGTTCACCGTCGTGCTGGATTGCAGTTGGAATAGCAGGCCGCTGCCGAAGCCGGCGGCCGGCGTGCCAGTAGAGTTGTGGCCCAGCGTGATTACGTTGACCACGGCGGCCGTGGCGGCGTCAGTGCACAGAGTATGCAGCAACGTAGCGGGGGCCGCTGTGCCGATACCGACGTTGCCGGCCGAACTTATCCGCATTCGTTCGGCCCCGGCGGCGGCGGCGGTCGCCGTCCAAAATTGCAGGGCGGTGGGGATATTGGTCGCCCCCGGATTATCGTCCAGGATCGCCCTAATCCGCGCCCCAATGCGGAAGGTCCCGGCATTATAGCCCTGGAATAGCACGGAGCCGATGGTGTCAGCCGCTACCACGCTCGCCGGTAGTGCTACCGCGCCGCGGGCCTTGTACAGCGCCAGGGCGGAGGCCCCGACGGCCGTATTGATATAAGTTCTCCCCCCGACGTCCCCAGTGATCCCATCTCCCACTACCTCCAGCATGAGGGCGGGGCTCGCGGTCCCGATGCCAACGCGCCGGTTTACCGCGTCCACGGCCAGCGTGTTCGTGTTGAGCAGCAAACCCCCATTGGCCTCCGTCCGCAGCAGCGCCGCCGCGGCCCCGGGGTTCGCCGAGGGCGTCAACCGGGCGATAGTATTTGGTGCGCTGAGCCCGAACACGTCCAACGCCGCACCGCCGGCATAGCTGTGGGTGCTGACGAGGTCGTGGCTGGGCAGATCTGCGGCGGCCAAGAGGCGGCAGGTGGGTGGCGCCGCCAGACCCGTTGCAGGACCACTCAGGACGGTATGGGGGAGTTGGGCGTCCAGGGATAACTGCTGCGTCGCCGACAGGTTGAGCAAATTTGTCGTCGCCGCATCCAGGAGCGTTAGGGGGTCGTGTTCGGATATCTCCGGGTGCGCATGCGCCGCGGTGTCGCCATCTACTGCCTCCCAGGACCCCAGCACGTGGTCCCGGCGATAGTGACAGCGGCAAACGTGGCCGTTCGCCGCCGCCGGGGAGGCGTACTCCACCACGAGCCCGACATTAGTAATCCGGCGGGGGGCGGTCGTGGGGGTATATTCCACCACTACCCCGGCATTGGTAATCCGGCGCGGCGCCGTGGTCGGGCTATACTCCGCCAGCACCCCCGCATTGGTAATCCGGCGCGTCGTCATCAGGGCCTCCCTACGCAGTCAACTGCACGCCCACCTCGACCGCATCCAGTTCGCCTTGCGTCCAGGCCAGGCCGGTCTGCGGATTCAGGCTGTAGTACACCCCTTTATGTTCGGTATAGGCCGTGCCCAGCGTCTTTTTGGCCGACCAGAAATCGGTCCCCTCCGTCCGCACCCCCAGTAGTAGCCCGTCCGCCCCGGCGCTTTCCGCCCGCGCGGTAGCTTTAGTCCAGACCACCGCAATGACGTGGTTGGCGGGGATAGTCAGGGTGGCCATGGCATACTGGTCGTAGTTGGTGTCCACGGCGCCGGAAACGTAGGTGGTATCCCCATCGTTGGGCACCTCGTCGACCAAGGTATAGTTGTCCACCGCGGCCGACGGCGTGAGGTCCGTATGACTGCCGATGCCATCGGGCAGCAGTAGCACGATGTGCCCGTCGCCGGGCCACGAATTCTGTTCCGCCCCGGTGGGATCGTTGACGGCGATGTCGTCAAAAAAGGTCGTGGTCCCGCCGGTAGTCTCTAAGCGTAAAAAATAGCAGGAAGTGTACGTCAAGGCGGCCGCCACACTGACCCAGGCGTCCCCGTCCACCCGGACGCTGATGGTGGAGCCCACGCTGTTGTAATAAACCTCCAGGACATACCACGTATTGTACGCCCAGGTATTCGTGGACGAGGCGACGACCGCCGAGGCCGAGTTGATAATTCGGACGACCGGGGTGGCGTTATCGAAGAAAATGCCAAAACACTGGTGCGCGGCGTTATCGCGGAACCTGACATAAGCCCCGCCCGAAGCGACGCGCAAACAGACCCGCGCGTAGAACTCGGTGTAGCCGGCCTCCAGATTAAGATCCGCCGAGATCCCGACCAGGGACAGGGCGTAGGTCCCACTGCGCACCGTGCCCGCCGAAAACGTCGGCGTGCCGGACGAGGCCGCAATGCAGAGCAAACTGGCGAACTCAAAACCCTCACTATAGACCCGGGCCATTAGAACCTCCTGCGTCACGCCGCCATATTACATAGGTCGGCCGTCGAGCCGAAAATGTAGGAATAGTACAACCACACCGCCGTGCCGTCATCCGGCACGTAGACGCCGTAAGCCAAGGCCCCGGTCCGCGTGGCGGTCAGGCGGCAATGGTAGGTGTAAATCCGGGCCGCCACGGCCCCAGGGGCGGCCGCCAGGGCGGCCAGTTGCCCGCCCGCTACGGCCATCGTGCAGTCCACACGGACGTGGTCCAGATAAAAATCGCCGGCGGCCGGGCCCGTAAGGGCGGCGCTGGTGCTCCCGGCGGCCAACTCGACATATTGCACGGTAAAATTATGCAGGGCGCAGGCGGCGCCGAGCACTTGCCCCACCAGAATACAGGCTAACCAATCCAGCCCGACAACGTGCACGCCATCCGCCAGCACCAGATCCTCGGTATAGGTGCCGGGACAGACCAGCACTACCCACGGGGTCGCCGGCCCCGCCCCGCCGGCCACCGCCGCATTGATTGCGGCCTGAATGCTGGCGTATTCCGCATTCGCGGTGGCGACGAGCAGGAGGCGGGCCGGGTCCCAGGCCAGGGTAGCGTTGCCCCCGGCGCCGCCATCGGTTAGTACCAAGTTGTTCCCGGCCGTCAGGATGCGCTCATCTGTCAATATGCCGCTCAGGGCCATGACCACGTATGGGGCATCGGCCGGGGCGGCCCCGCCCGCTCCGCCGACGCTGATCTGCTCGATCGTCTCCAGATGAGCGAGCCGCCGGCGCGAATCCGCCAACTCCCGTAATAGTTGTGCGGCGAAATCGTCCACCTCACGAGCCTCCCGGCCAAATGGCCGTAGCAATCGCCCGCGGCCGGGCCACATCCCGCTCCAGTTGGGCGCGGATCCGGTCTCCGGAACGGTCCAGGCGAATGTCGACCGTGCCGATGAGACAATCGAATTCCTGGCCACGAAACTCGGCCGATACGCGATCTCCGAGTTTCCAATCCTGGCCGAAGCGGCAGCCCGGCCCATCCAGAATAGTACCCGTGAAGCGCTGCCGGACCTGGCCGGCGAGCAATGCGGCCCGCCCCGCCGCCTCGACCTCATTGGCAGTGCCCGCATTCCGCGCATCGGCGAGACGCTCGCTCCGGGCAAACGGACTGGCCGCCACCGCGGTGGGATCCCAGACCTCGACGACTGCGCGGGCGGTGTTCGTACCCTGGCCGGCCGCATAGACAAATGAACAGGCGGCAGTATAATCCGTTTCGAGCGCGGCCTCGGCGAGATTGCCGTAGGCGGTCCCCAGCAGGAGCGGGTCGGGGCCGGCGGAGGTCCGATCCCGCCCGGGCTGCTGCATCCAGGTCCGGAACTCAAATGTGGACCCGTTGAGCGGAACAACAGAATAATAGATGGTGGTGCCCGCTGATTCTGCCATGGCCGCCAGATCTGTCAGGAGGGGGGCGACGTTGCGCCAGGCAAAGGCGCAATCGACGTTGGGGCCGCGCGCGAGATCCGCTTGTACTGTCAGGCCCCGCACCGTCCAATCGCGCTCGGCGTCGGTGGCCAGGGCCCCCAGATTCTCGCGGACGATCGCCTTCATCAGATCGTCCGCCGGGCCGCTCTTGCTGCTGGCGGTGCTGTTGGCATAGTAGGCAATGATCCGGCGCGCCAGCAGGGAATTTTGATCGACCCCCGCAAGGGCGGTGCGGCTCGTGCCGGCACTATCGCGCTGCTGCCAGCGCTGCAGGAACCCCACCGCCAGCAGCGCGCGGCGATACCAGAACTCCAACCGCGCATCCGGGCGCAGCAGCCGTTGGTCCAGCGCCGCGGGCACCACGATTTGCCAGGCCCCGGCCTGCCCTACGCCCACGACGAGAGCCAGGGATTCCATATCCTCCAGGACGGCGCAGGGCGTGCCCCATTGATCAGCCAGCACCACCAGCCAATCGCTTGCGCTCATGCCGAATCTACACTCCAGTCCGTCCGCGTCCAGAGTAAATGGGCAGTTACGGTGGGCCCGCCTACGCGGGCTACTAGGCAGGTGATCAAGTTCACGCCGGGCTGCAGGGCCCAGCGGGCCAGGTCGGAAGGCCGCCGTAGATACCCGAGCAGGTTACTGCGGCGATCGGAGCGGATGCCCCGGCGCCCGGGCCGCAGGTCCACAATGATCGTCTCGCCATCCAGGAGATATAGTCCCGCGAAGGCGAGCTCGCGCCCGGTGGTTTCATTGCGGATCGTACGTAGCTCACTGCTGGTGCCCCCGGTGCTTTCCAGGCGGAGGTAGGGATAGGCCTGCGCGGTCCCCCCGTTCTGGGCGGTCGCGCCGCCGGCAAAAAGGGCGGCCCCGGCCACGGAAAAACCCAGGATGACGTCATAGTTCTCCGCGATCCGCGGATCCGGCCGGCCGCAGGCGACCGCATAGACGATCCCGATCGGCAATAGCACGTCGGGGAGCATCCAGGAATAGCCGTTCCACCGGGCATAGTGCCGGCTGCTCACGTCCCCGGCAGCGTTGAAGTCGCCACCGGCGTGCACCAGGCCGTCGGGCCCCAGGGCCAGGCCATAGACCGTATCGTCGCAGCCCGGGCCCAGAGCCTGCCAGCAATTACCGTCGTAGCACGCAATATTACTCAGGCCGGTGAGCAGGCCATCGTCCGTCTGCGTAAAGATGCCGCCGGCGTAGAGATTGCCGGCGGCATCGCAGGCCAGGGCGTAAACACGGCCGGTGCCCCCGCCATTGTCCAGGCCGCCGCCGACCTCCGCCCAGGCCGTGCCATCCCAATTCGCGACACAACGCATCGCGGTCGGCGTGCCGTCGTTGGCGAAATCCCCTCCGGCATAGAGGTGCCCCGTAAAGGGCGCCACGACCAGCGCCCGGACAATGGAATCCAGACCCTGCCCCACCGCGGCCCAGTCGCCCGCCGAGAGGTCCCAGACGACGATATTGTCGCCCGCACCCAGGCCGTCCCAATTGGCAAAGTCCCCCCCGACGTAGAGATCGCCGTTGGGCGCCAGGGCCAGGGCATAGACGATCCCCGTCCCGCCGCCGCCGAGGGGCGTTACCGTGTTGCCGTCCATGTTATATTGCGCGACATAGTCGCCAGTGGCCCCGCCCGCGTTGGTGAAGAGGCCACCAATGTAGAGTATCCGCGGATTGGGGCTCATGCAGAGCGCGCGGACGCTGGCATTGAACGCGCTGGCCCCCCCGACGCGCGCCCAGACCCCATTTTCCCATTTGACCAGATAATCCCAGCCGGCCTGGGCATGCCAGCCAGTGAACGCGCCCCCGACAAAAATGGTGCCATCGTTGGCCACGCAGACCGTATATACAAAGTCGCCCGTGGCGGGGGGGCCCAGGGCGTCCCACTGCCCGGTAGCCCGCCGGCGCGCGCAAACATACCGGAAAGTGGCCGTGTCCTCCACATCCAGCGCGGTGGCCACCTCGCCGATCTCGTAGAGAAACGGATCGTAACAGATTAGACGCAGCGCAAATGCCTCGAACCGATACTCCGTCAGATTGCGCTCCAGACCACCATCATAGAAGCAATGGAGCTCAAACGTCCGCGTGGCGCTGGCGTGGCGCAGCGTCACGGGCTGCAGGGTGGCCACCCGGTCGAGCTTGAGCGCATTGAGCAGCTGGGCCCGGGCTAGATTCAGGGCGCTATCATCGCTGGCATCATTGGCGGCGTTGGACCAGCAGGCCAGGGTGATGCTCCGCGGTTCGACGTGAATGTCCTCCAGTAGCGCTCCGGGCAGATTGGGCGTGTCGAGCCGTTTATGGCGCAATGGTGGCATGCCCAGCCCGATATTATGAGAGACATTGATCCCGTAGGCGGCCAGGTTGACAATCGTCCCGCCCCCGCCCTCCTGGGCCGCCCGGGTGGCCGTCGACAGGTGGGGCACGCCGTTCCACTCGCAACCGGGCTGCTCGCCGTCCAGGTACGTCGTCGCTGCGGCTCCCACCTCTACCTGCCAGCCATCGACATAAAAAGTCGCCGCCGAGGCCGAACTGTTCTTGCTCACGCAGGCATAAAGTACCGCCCCGTCAGCGACGAAAATCACTTCGTACCGCTGCCAGACCCCGCCGCCGGTAAAAGTCGTGGGGGTACAACCCGCTTTGACCGACCCGTCCGCCGCGCCAAAATAGATGCGATAGGGAATCGTGGCTACGCCGCGCACCCAGACGCTAAAAACGTAGGTCGTGCCGGGGGTACAGCCGGTAATGGTCTGGAGGAGTCCCGCGTAACCCGCCGCGGCGGGCGTGACCGCGAACGAATAGGCGCCCCACCGCGCTTGCGCATCGCTGCGGACACAGGCCGTCCCCACGCCGAGCAGCGCGATCGCGGTCGAGGCATCCTCCTCCGCCGAGGGATTGCCGGCCCGGTTGGTCCCGGCCTGCGGCACGATGATGGACCAGGACATAGTTACCTCCCCGCCAGGGCGCGCATGACGGCAAAATCGCCCTGTACCTGTTCGGTCGTGGCCTGCGAGTAGATCGTCAAGTTCATGTTGGTGGTCGCACCGGCCAGATCCGCGCCGCCGGCGCCAGCGCCGGTCCCGCCGCCGGCCGCGAGCGGCGCTGGCGCCAGGGTCAGCAGGGCCGCGAATTCCTGGGCTGCCTGCGCGGTGGCCGCGGCAATCCCCCGCAGCCCTAATTCCAGGGGCGTCGGGCTGCCCGGCGTCATCCAGTCCGGCAGGCTGGGCCAGGTAATCTTGTCCAGTTCGGCGATCAGGCGGCCCACGGCGTCTATCACGCCCTGGACGGCGCCGGCCAGGATATCCCAGAACGCTTGCGCTTTCTTCCCCACCGGCGAGGCCATGAATTGGTCCCACGCCTGGGGCAACTGGATACTCCATTGGTCGTACAGTTTCTTCGCTACATCTACGGCTTTGTTGAAAGCATCCTCTATTTCCTGGCCACTGGGCACAATGGCGCTGTCCACCTTCCCCGAGAAAATGTCCGCTCCCTCGGCCAGCCGCTCGGACAACCAGACCCGCAGCTCATTGAGCGCGGGAAAGACGCCGAACGTGGCCTGGTTCAGGAGGCCCATGCTTTTCTGCATGGCCTGCGCGAAAGTGTCACCCTTGGCGGGCAGGTCAACGCCCAGTGCCGTGGCCAGGTCGCTGAAGAAGGTGGCAATCGCCGGCCCGTTTTCAGCGATGGCCGTCCGGATACTCCCGATGGCCGCGCCGACGTCCTGGACCGCCGTCACGACCTCCGGCGGCAAGCCCATTTCGGTCAGGGCGTCGCTGACCTGTTGGAGCCCCGCCACCTGATCGCCGGTGACCAGTGCGGCCAGGCCCCCGGCCAATCCGGGCAGTTGGCTGACGACGTTAGCCGCCCCACTGGCAAAATCCTGGATGGCGGTAACGGCCTCCGGAGGCACGCCCAGGCCGGCCAGAGCCAACCCCAGATTATTGATGGCCCCCACCGTATCCCCCGCCGCGAAGCCCGCGAGGGTGCCAATGAAGCCGCCAATAATCGGCGCCACAGTGTTGATGGCGCCCAGCAGCCAGTCCACCGCCAGGGGCAGCTTCTCCCCCAGCCACATAGCAAAATTCTGGATCGCCGCCTGCACCTCCGGCGAGCTCAGGGCCGTCAGGAGGGTCTCGGCCAGCAATTGCAGTGAGGGCAAGACGGCCATGCCGATGGTCTCCAGGATATCAGAAAACTTGTTCTTCAACCGGTCCAGTTGCCCGGCGAACGTCTGCCCGGCTGCTGCGGCGGCGCCCTGGTATTTGCCCTCCACCGCATCCAGAATCACCCCCTGGGCGCCGGCAATGTCGCCCGCCGCCATCATCGCGGTAATTAGATCCTCTTGCGACTGGGTCAGCGCGATCCCGGAGCGCCGCAGTCTCCCGGCGGCCGTCGTGGGGTCAGCCAGGGCCATACCCAATGTTTTAGCGGCCCCGGCCACGTCGGTTTTTAGCGCCGCCGCCATGTCCACGGCCGCCTGCTCCGCGCGTGGGAAAACAGTCCCCCCGATCTGGGAGAAGCCCAGCAACACCTGCTGGCCCGCAATAATCGCTTCATCCGAGAAGCGGGTCACATCCTGCATGGCGCCGGCAAAGCCCAACAGGGCGTCGCGGGAGATCGGGGCATCCACGCCCAGGTTGCCGAGCAGATTGTCCAGACTGGCGAGCACCTCCTGGCTGTCGGCGGCCTCTTTGACAGCCAACGCCAGCCCGCCGGCCAGGAGCGCGAAGCCGGCCGCAGCCGCGGCGGTAGCGGCCTTGGCAAAGCCGGCCAGGGCCGTCTCGACTTTGCCCTTGGCACTATCCAGGTCCTTATCGAGCTGGTCCAGCGCGCCGCCGATGATGACATTGGCGCGCCCCAAAGTGGCTTCACTCATGCTGCATGCTCCGCGCCAACTCCGCGTGTTCTTGCCGCCGCCGGGCCAGTTCCGCCGGCGTTACGGGCGGTGGCCGCCGCTGGACGAACTGTCGGTAGGCGGGTAGCCGCTTGACGCGCTGCAAGGCCGCTTGGTGCCAGACAATCCAGCCCCGCGCCTCGTGGGCCCGCTGTTCCCGCGCCGCGGCCGCCCGGATAGCCGCCTGGGTTTCGCGGGGTGTCAGCGCCCAGAACTCGAGCACGCCCAGGCCGGCCTCCAACGCGGTGACCAGGAACTGCTCCCAATCCCAGGGCTCCTGGTCTATGGCGCTAAAGGGTCCGCGGCCACCGCCTCATCCGCCCCGAACGCGAGCACTGTGGCCAACGCCTCGAGCACAACTGTGACCACGCGGATGAACCCGACCTCATCGAGCACGGCGTAGGCGTCTTTGGTCGTGATCCGGGCCCCGCCGGTGCCGGCCTCGCGTCGGGCAAACTCCATACCCACCGCCAGGAGCTGGACCAGGGTGCCCATGCCCAGGGCGTCGCTCCGGGCCGCGGCGGCCAACTGCAGAATCGATTTGCCAGTGAGATTCTCGGCCTCGGCCAGGGCGCGATTGGTGAAAAGCACCACCACCTCACCCTGGGCCGTGGCCAGGCGGCCCTCGCCGCGCGCGCCGCTCATGAGCCGGCCAGCCAGGCGCCATCGATAGTCAGGGCGGCACTAATCACGGCCTCGGCCTGGTCGGGATAGGATTCAGAGAGCGCGGTGATCAGCGCCTGCGCCGATTCCGCGACGACACCGGCCTCCATCAGCACCACCGTGACGGGAATGCCATTGCGCATGGCATTCTGTAGCGCGATATAGGCGGCGTCGGTGGGCACGTACAGGGCGCCCAGGCTCAGAGTCGAACCGTAGCGCCCGGGCAACACCCGCTTTTCGCGCTGGTCTTTCGAGGAGACGTCGATCTCCTCCGTAGTCTCCTCGCGGCCCAGGTCCCGCTGGGACGCCACCAGGTTGGTATCAATGAGCAACAGTACATCGGTGCCATTCATGGCCATTTCGTACCTCCTACGGTACCAGCTCCATCACCAGGCGCACGGTTACGATCCGACCGTACGCGTCGCGCTCGTCGGCCGCCAGCGGCCCCGCGCATTCGGTCAGCCACACGCCAAATCCCGTTATTGGCAGCGCCTGGCGGTGGAACAATTCCCACACGCGTTCGGCGATGGCGTCCACCGTGAAAGCCGAGCCGTCTGCGGCCGCATAGCAGCGCACGTCCCGGCGGATGTCCAGCCCCCGCGTCGTCTTGGTGTCGAACGGGAGCCGCGCCACCGCCCCGGCGGTGATGATGTAGGGCAACGTCGCGTTGCCCGGCGCCGGATCGGTGGTGAACACGGCCGGCGCACCCCCATACGTGGCCAGCAGTCCCGCCAGCGCGGGATCCGTGGTCAGTTGGTCATACAGCGCCTGCGTTACTTCGTTCATTTGCCCTCCAGGAGCTGCTTGATGGCAGCCAGGTTGTTGAACAGCGCCGGCCGCAGCCAGGGATGGGCGGGGGCGGTGCTACTGCCGACCTCAATGAAAAAGCCGTGGTAATCGCCGCCCTTGCCCCCCGACTTGGCCACCCCGACCACGCCGGCGTAGCCCTTCCCCTCGGCGCTGACGCCCGAGGTGAGCAGGCGGCTGACAATCTCGGTGCGGTAGGGCCGGCCCCACTCCGGCTCGCTGATGGCCTCCAGGTTGCCGCGCGCCTCCTCTTCCACGAATTTGCACGCCAGCTCGAGGTTGGCCGCCACCTGAGCGCCAAAGAAAGCCACGACCGCGTCTGTATTCCATTCCTGAATGATCGCGCTCACGTCATGCTCCTCGGGCAATTGCATAAACGACCATCGCCAAGCCCCAGACGAGAACCCCGCAACCGAACGCCGTCACCACAAATAAGCCGATCTTTTCGCCCAGTGTCAGCGGGCCATACATCCACTGAATATTCTGCGGATCCACTTCCGGCAAAGGTGATTTGCTCATGGCAGCGCGCCCTCCTGCAACATCTGCCGACAATCAATCTCCAGGTGGTGATCGGCGCGCGATGGTTCGCGCACGCCCAGCACGTCCCAGGTAGCGCCATCGCCGGACACCTGGTCGCCGCGCCGCAAGTCGTCCGTGGCCACCACATAAAACACGTGCGTGATCTCGCGCTGCTGGAGCGCGGCGACCTCGATCTCCGCACTGGAAGCCGGCCGCATGCGCCCATCGACGTCGCCAATGTCCACCAGGACGATGCTCCAGCCCCCCAGCCCATCACTGACCCGGGTGGGGCGGGCCACGGCAAATGTATTGTTCAGCAGCGACTCGAAAACGCCCACGGTTAGCCTCGATAACGATCCAGGATTTCTTTCTCGCTCAGCAGGAGCAAGCGCGCGGCGCTGGCCCCCATGGTGCCCTCACTGGACCCGCTCGGCTGATAGGTGACCGAATAATCGCCCAGGCTCTTGCCGGCGATCCCGGGCACGCCCAGGCTGTCCGCGGCGAGCAGCCCGGCCTGGTACGCCCGCGCGGCCGCGCGCGTGCACACGGCGACGATGTCGTCCGGGATGACGGCATAGCCGTGGGCGTAGGTCACGGTGACCATCTGGATACCCTCGGCCCATGGTTGGTCCACCCGATAGAGGATACCCCACTGGCCCAGCTTGTAGTCGTCGGTGACGACCAGTATCTCGCCGTCCTCGACGACCCCCAAGACGCTGATCACCGGCAGCTCGGGGAGGAAGATTTTGTACCAGGCGGTGGAGACGTCCAACGTGACCACGTCGCCGGTGACCAGGTAGAGCGTCTGGTGGCAATAGTTCTGGATCGCGGCCGTGGCCTCGGCGAGCGCCCGCAGCGCCGCGGCGGTCTTCGCGGCGGGAATGGCGAGCTGCAGGAAGCTTTCGAGGTCGGCGATCGTCGCGAATGTAGTCATGGTCTACTCCTGGCGCGATTTGTCCGCGGCCTTCCGGCGCGCCTTGTTCGGCGCCGGCGGCTGGGCTTTCTCTGCCGGCAACAGCCCCCGCGCCCGCGCGTCCGCCTCGCGCATGCGGACGTAGACGCCGGGGCGAATCTGAATCCTGACCAGCGGCCCGCCGGTTGGTGCTACGGGCCAGGTCTGGGGATCGCCGATGATGCCCACCAGGTCTGCTGTTGGTTCGTTCATCGTTGCTGCTCCATGCGCCGATTCATAAGATGCTGATAGTGGCGCTTTGTCTTTTCTTCGTCCCCCGGCCGGCACTTGACGAACCGGCCCGGCGAGATCTCCACTTTGACCAGGATCTGGGGCAGCGAGATCATCACGCTGCGCTGGGTCCGGGCGTCCGCTTGCGCCCGCTGCTGCTCGTCGGCCAGCCAGGAGCGCGGCAGGGCGCAGAAACGCGGCTTGACCAGGTGCAGGGCATGCAGGAAGGCCAGCCGTTCATCCCAGCCCGGGCGGCAGGCTTTGCGCCAATAGGCCACCAGGTCCTGGCCGGCCGCGTTGTTCCGCACAAAGAGCAGCCCGGGTTCATAGGTGAGCAGCCGCAGGTCCAGCGTGGCCGCCTGGGTATGGGCGCGCTGCTCTTTCGTCCCCAGATCCTGGGCCAGGACCCCGTAACGCCACAGCGGGGCGGCCGCGTCCCAGCGCTCCAGGAAGTGGAAGCCGTATTCCAGCATCTCCCACGGCACACAGACGCCGGGAGCGATGAAAAGCACCTTGTCCCAGGGCAGGGGATAATCCGGCGCCACGGCCAGTTCCAGCTTGAGCTTGCGGGCCATGCTGGCCGCCTTGGGATTGTCCTTTTTCAGGATGATGCCAGCACTCATTTTCGCACCCGCAGTCTGGCGGCAAACGACGTTTTGCCGCGATTCGGCTTCGCCGCTTGGATGATGTGCCACTTGTAGGGCGTGTAGAACATGTACTGGTTCCCGAACTTGGTGTCGGGGTCGAACACATCTAGAGATAATAGCGAAAAGCGCCAGTAGTGGGTCGGGTCTACGTACGAACCATCGGCCGCCCAGTGGGGCAGCTTCAGGTGCAGGATGCCCCCCGGTCGCAGCAGCCGCCAGCACTCATTGACCGACGCGAGCAGATCGATCCGCAGATGCTCCAGCACCGCGCAGGCGACAATGAAATCAAAGCTCTCGTCCACCCACGGCCAGGGGAGCACGTTCAGGTCGTGCACGACGTCCACCTCGGGGCGATGCTTTACCCGATCGTGTTGCACGGCCCCCGGCACGAGCTTGTTGCCGCAACCGAGATTGAGGATATCCACTATTCCAGCCTCCGCGCGTAGCCTGACTTGACCACCGGCAGATAATGCCAGTCGCCATCTTGCCAGCGGGCGATCACGCGGGCCGGGTTACCCGCCACCATGACCAGGGGCGCCACGTCCTGGCCCCGCACGACGGTGCCGGCAGCGACGACGGCGCCAATTCCGATGTGGCAGCCGGACAGGAGGGCCTGCGAACCGATCCAGGCCTGCTCATCGACCGTAACTCCATAGGGGATGACTGGACCCAGCGCCGGCCACTGGCTGAGGTCATGGGACTCCGTAAAAACCTGGACCATGTACCCCCAGCGGCTGGTGGCGCTGATCGTCAGCGGACCCCGACAATCCAGGAAGATGCCCCGGCGGGCAAAGTAGTCCCACGGTAAGCCCACGGTGGCGGGCAGGTCGCGGATTTTGCCGGCAAACGCGCCCAGGTTCATCGCTGCCTCCGCCCATGTTCCTGCTCGTGTCTTTTGACCATCGCCCACGCCTCCGGCGCGTCGATGCGCCCGGGGACCAGGCCATCCCAGCGCCGGGCGTCGCCCGGGTAGTGCCGCAGGCCGGCCGTGGTGACGCCCTTGGAATATTTGTCGAAAGTATTCCACTCGTTGCCCAGGGTCAGCACCCGGAGCGGGTCGCGGTACATGGCCCGCACCAGCGCCCCCTGGTCCCGCTGCGCATGGACCTCCCACTCGGCCTGCCAGCGCTGAAAGAAAGACGCCACCCGGGGATTCCGGGCAAAGGCCCACACGCCACCGTTCCACTGCAGCGTGTGGAGGGTGTGGACCTCGCGCTGCATATCGAAAAGCTCCTTCTTGTTATTGCGCCGCTCGAAGGCATGCAGCGTGTCCATCAGGTGGGGGTCCTTGGTGATGACAAGCTCCCAACCGGCCTCGATCCACTCGAAAAACTGGTAAATCGGGGCGACGACCTCCGTGTCGGCGTCGAGGTACAGCACCGCCGCCCACTCGGCGGGAGCGAGTTCATACGCTTTCAGTTTCGCCCGCCGCCCACCGATGTCGCTGTCCGGCTGCTGAACAAACACGTCCTCCGGGCCGATTTTGGCGGCGGCGCAGAGGCAGATGGGGATGTCGGGCATGTGCTGCTTAATGCTGGTCAGCAGGCGAGCCGCACATTTGCGGGAGGGTTCGCCGAACGCGACCACGTAGATCCCCCGTTTTGATTTCGTATTGGCTGGCATCGGCTCATGGACCTCGATCGTTGGCACCGCCGCCGGCGCCGTCTCTTGTTCCGCCATACCGGCATCCAGCTCCGGGTGTTCGCGCGCGAACAGTGTCGCAAACACCTGGCGGTGGGCCTCGACGAACGCGCCCACGGTGTGGCCGGCGACGGCGGCCCGCAGCGCCGCGCGATCGATCTGCGCGGCCGGGAAAGCTGCCTGCTCCAGCGCCTGCAGGAGCGTTTTCACGTCACCCCGCTGGTAGCGGTAGATCCCCGGGGTGTCCGGGAGCTCGTCCAGGAGGCCCACGCCCCGGGGCACCACGACGCGCACCCCGCAGGCCAGGGCCTCGAGGACCGGCAGGGGTCCGCCCTCAACGCGGCTGGGACAGACCAGGACGTCCAGCCCCTGATAGAAGGAGGGCAGCTGGGCCCAGGCATAGCGTTTGGTGGGCACCGGCCAGCCCCGGCCGGAAGCGACCCACTCCACGCGTTGGCCGATTGGCGCAGCCAGGAGGCCCTGGACCAGGTCCTCGCCCTTGCGATGATTCGCGTAGGTGTACCCGGAGAAACCCACCACCGGCCGGCGGGGCGTGGCGCGCTTGCTGATGGTAAAGCGGTCCTGCTCCACCGGCAGGGGCGGTTGGATCGTGGGGCCGTAGCGCCCCAGCGGTTCGGCATAGAGCCGGCACATGGCCACGCGGAGGGAGACCCGCCGGGCGACGTCGTCGAAGAGCTTGGCCTTGGCGTTCCCCGGCGGCTCCTCCTCGCGGTGGGTGAAATAGGAAACGATCGGTACGTCCGGCCACTGCTTGGGCAAAAGTTGCGCCTCGAAGTAGCCCATCAGGTAGATCAGGTCGGCGGTGGGAGCAGGCGCGGCGGTCAACGTCCCGCCGAGCTGCTCCGCTAGATAGCGGGCGAAGCGCGGTAGAACGCGATCTTCTTTATAGTTGCGGCAGACGACGTTGATCGCCAACGCCATGCCCCACCTCCGAACTAGCTCAGTTCGACGTTGACAAAGGCCGCGGGCCGGATGATGCCCATCGCGGCGCGCAGCTCGGCCAGGATCGCCACCAGGTTGCGGATGAACCAGTCCGAGTGGCTATCGGTGACGCTGATCGTGCTCTGCATGCGGTCCCACAGGACCATCTTGCGCCAGTTGGCCAGCCAGGCCGAACCCGGGGCCTGATGGTAGCTCTGCACAACCGGCACGCCCCACAGCGTGCTCGGGCCAGCACCGAAGGGATCACCCCGGAAGAACCGTCCCACGAGATCGCGCAGGAGCTCGATGCCCTCCCAGTCCGTGGGGTGGAACAACCAGGCGGTCGGGCGAGTCCGGCCGGTGAGCAGCAGGGTCGTGATGGCCTGGCGGCAGGTGACGAGCTGATCGGTGTTGAACGCCTGGATGAGGGTGCCGGCCGTGTTGACCAGGCCGGTAAAGTTCTCGCCGATGCCATCGCCGTTGAAAAGCTGATTCTCCAGCGAATCGTCGAGATCCTCCCGCAATTCCTGATCGATGATGCCGCGGATCTGTGCGGCATCGGCCAGGGCCCGCTTGGTGACGCCCGCATAGACGGCGATCGTCTTGACCGGCGCCGAGACCCGCTCCGCGTACCAGCTGGCCTGCGGCTTGGTGCCGGTGATCTCCCCGGTCGCGCCGGTGGGGTACTTGACGTTGGCCTCGGGGACGGGCGTGGCCTCCGAGAATTGCTTGGTCTGGCGGACGAACTCGACCATATCCGAGGTCGTCTGCCGGACGGCGATCAGATCCCGCAGGACCAGCGGATAGCGCCCGAGAGGCTCGTAAATCCCCGACTGCTCGGGGGACACGAACACCCCCGCGCTGATGTCGCTCAGCCCGGTGATCAAGTCCTTGAACTCGATGGCCGGCGAGCTCAGGCCCTTGCGGCTCTCGGGGATGACGCCGTTCGGGGCGATGCCCTTCATCCAGGACTGGAATTCGGGCGACGCGACGAACTGCTCGCCGAGCGACTGGCCCCGGCCCGGGGTGTAGCCCCGCTGGTGGCCGGCCGGCCGTTCGGCCAGCTCGATCCCGCCGCCCAGCTCGAGCACGGCCGCGCGGAGCGCAGCGTCGCCGGCGGCGGACTTGAGCTGGTCCTTGAGCTTCTGGGCCTCAGCCAGGAGGTTCCCGACCTTTTCGCGTTCCTCGGTCGTAAAGTCCCGGCTTTCCTTCTCGGCCTGGTCGCAGATGGCGCGCGCGTCCAGGAGACACTTCTGCATTAGTACTTTCAGATCCATGATATTCCTCCTCAACTGTCCAAAAGTTCGATGGCGATGTTCGTCTTTACAATATCCCGGCCCGGATTCCTCGACGCGCTGTTGCCAGCCTGGTCTTGCTCCGGGGCGGGGGAAGAGTTACGGATACAGTTCTGGCACTTGATGTCAGTGGTATGGGTGGCGATGCCGGCGCCGCGCGAGACCGGCCCGACGCCGATCACGTCCAATTTCTTCAGCAAGCGCACCGGCTGGCCGTTGAACGTCCCGGCCTCGGCCTCTTCGATGTAGAAAGAATAGGACCACTCCTGCAAGTCGGCCAGTTCCTTGACCACGGTGTAGTGCTCCTGTCCGGCCGGGGTGCTCAGGAAGAATTTCCCGTTGACCAGGGCCTCGTTGCCCGCTTCGCCGATGGTCCCCTTGCCTACGGGCGGCCGATCCCAGCCGTGATTCCACGGCTCGATCAGCACCCGCTGTTCGCCGAACGCGCCGGGGAGAGTCACGTCCTGATCATGGTCGATCACGTTCATGGTAGCAAAAACCGCCGAAAACTCGCCTTGCTCGCCCTCGACCTTGATCGCAATCCGCGCGCGGTACGTTTTGATTGCTCGTTCCATCGCTTACCTCCCAAACTCTACGCTACATTCACAGCCAGCATTGTTTTCGGCGCCGCCGGCGGGATCGCCCGGCCACTTCATGCCGTTGCTGAAATTGTCCCGAATGTCCACCGTCTCGCCGTCCATGGCGGCGTGCTCGGGGCGGGGATTGCCCGAATTGACACACCACGTCTTGGTCTTTAGGCCGCCGGCCCGGGCGCCCTCATGGGAGCCAAAGTTGGCGGCCCCGGTCACCGCGTCCCAGGCCAACTGGAGGGCGCGGACGGTCAAGGCGATCTCGAAGATATGCTTCACCGCCTCCAACTGCTCCGGATCGTTGAGCGCCTTGATGATGTCGGCGCGGGTCTGCCCGTTGATGCTCTCGGCGGCGATCCGGGAGTGCTCGACCAGCCAGGGGTCCATCCACTCCTCGGAGACCTCGGCGTCCAGGTCCTCCGCCATCAGACGCGCAAAAGCGAGCGCCGTGGCCCGATTCAGCTTCAGCAGATCGCCCTGGAGCTCGGCGTTCCAGCGCTCCCCGTCCCACCACACGCCCTGGCCCAAATCGTCCTTCGCCGCCTTCGGCAGCCGGCTGAGGATCGCGGCCTCCTGCCGGCGGAAGTGGCGCGTCAGGACCTGCTGCCATTTCTTCCGGTGCGCCGCGGCCAACTCCGGGTGATGCGAGTTGAGCCGGCGCCGCGCCTTGGCCGCCGGCGGGGCCGCCGCTGCGGCGTAAGCGTCCGGCGCGCTGTCCTGGGGGGAGGCCTGGCCGCCGACCAGGACATTGAGCGGGGTCACGAGCTGCGCGGCATCCCCGCCCATGCTGGGCAGGTTCATGCGGGCGCGGGCCTCGTCGGCGGTCATCCAGGGCCGGCCCACGGACGACTGCAGCGCCGTCGTCTGTTCCTCGAACGAGCCCGCGAGCTTCGCGGCGATATTGAATTCGCAGTATACGCCCTCGGAATCAGGGAATTCGGGCAGCAGCTGCAGCTCGATGTCCTGTTCGAACAGCACCAACCACGGCCCCAGGCAGTCCTGATAAAGATTCCGATGCTGCTCCTTGATATTGGAAAATGTCGCATTGTCCAGGATGCCCACCATGGGCAGCGGAATGTGGTAGGAGCGGGCACATTCGGCGCGGCCCAGTTTCCGGGAGCCGATATATTCGCTCTCCTGCGCGTCGAACGAGGCCTCCTGCCAGGTCATGCCCTCCTCGAGGACGGCGGTCCGTCCGCTGTTCGGACCGCCCGCCTGGAGCTGCTCGAACTCGGCTTTGAACCGCTCGCGCGCCTTATCGCTCCACGTGGGCGCAGCGGCCGGCCGCTCGATAATGCCCCCCACGCGCGCCGCGTTTTGCCAGAAATATTCCCGGTACTCGGCCATCGCATGCTCTTCGGCCAGCACCCGGCGCAAAGTCTCTAGGGGCGAAAGGCCCGCGGTGGCTAGGTCCGCGTTATAGCCCCGGAAGTGGACGACCTCAGCCGGGGGGTATGTTTTCGGCACGCCGTTCAGATTGACCACGTAGCCCGTCGGCACCAGGTTGCCCTGCACCGTCACCAGGGGCCAGGGGATGCGCAGCAGACCCAGGGGGGCGCCGTCCGCGCGTACTTTCAGCCACAGGCAATTGAAATAGATGCCCAGGTCGGCCATGGTGGACTCAATCAGGCGGTACGTGGTGACCTTGAACTCGGCCGGCAGGGGGCGGCCCAGCACCTGCGCCAGGCCATGATCGCTGGCGCGCAGCCGCTGGCGGTCCGTCTCCGAGACGCGCCGGAAGACATGCAGCCCGAGCTGCGCCACGTTGCGCGCCAGGAAGTCCACGCATGTGCGCACGTTGGGCTGCGTCCGGTACAGCGTGGCATAGTCATAGTTATACCGATCATACAGGTGCAGGTTGGTGAACAGGCTCGGCGTCCACGTCGGTTGGAGCGTCGCTTCGAGTTGGCCGGCCGTCGTTTGGACAATTGCCATCACAGCACCTGCAAAAAGTCAATCCGCTGGCGCGGAATCGCGACCTCGCCGGCCAGGGGCGTGCTCTTGCCGCCGGCCTCCAGCAACACCGCCTGGCGCAGCACCAGGTAGGGGCCACGCTGCTGCCAGAGAATGCCCCGCACCGCGCTGGTCGGTTCGCCGCTGCGATTCACAATCACCTCGCGGCATTCCGGGTAGCGGGCAAACAGTTTCATGCGACCTCCAAGCCGCGATCCTCATAGACGGAGCGGGCCGGCGATTGATGGCGCAGGGCCCGATCTAGGGCCATGATAAGCGCCACCATGCCGTCGATGCGCTCGCGGCTGCGCTCTTTGTCCGGCTTGATGTTGCCGGCCGGGTCGGTGCGCGCCATTAGGTTATCAGCCATCCAGGAGAGCACCGGATTATTGCCGTGCGCGATCCGGATGGCCAGAATCAACTTTTCCAGTTCCTTCATCGGGGGCGACATGGAGGCAAAGCCCTGGCCGAACTGGACCAGCCAATCTTCGCCGCCTTTCTCTTGCAACTTTGTCTGTATCGAGCTGGCCCCCCACCGGTCAAAGGCGATTTCCTGGATGTCATAATTCTGGGCGTCCTCGTCGATCTGGGCCAGGATGAAATCATAGTCGATTACATCGCCCGGGGTCACCGTGATAAAACCCTGGCGCACCCAGACGTCGTAGGGGACGCGGTCACGTTTGCTGCGCTGGACCATGGCCGTCTCGGGCAGAAAGAAACGGCAGAGCACCTGGTAGGCCTCGCCCTCCCGCTGGGGCGGAAAGACGAGCACCAGGGCGGCGATGTCGGTATTGCTGGACAGGTCCAGGCCACCGTAACAGGTCCGACCGCGCAGCCCCTGGGCATCCACCGCCTGGCCGCAGGACTGCCAGCGCGGCAGGTTGATCCACTTGGTTTCGCTCTGGGTCCAGATGTCCAGTTCCATGCGCAAAAAGGCATTCAGGCGCGAAGGCATCTCCTTCGCCCGAGCTGCTTTGCGCCGCATATCGTCCCACTTCTTGGAAATGCCCAGGTTAGGGTTAGCCTTGATCCAGACGGCCTCGTCCTGCCAGTCCTCATCCACCAGGTTTCCGCTCGCGTCCGGGACTTTATCGAGCGTATAGATCACCCCAAACCACGAGTCATCCTGGAGGCTACCCCCCAGCACTTTCTCGGTGTATTCGTGGAGCTGGAAGCAGAGCGATTGCCGATCGTAGCCCGCCGTGGTGATGGCAAACATAAGCGGCTGCCGGCGGCTGCCCGTGGCGGTCTCCAACTTGTCCCAGGTGTCCCCGGTCTTGTGCGCATGGACCTCGTCGACGAGGGCGCCATGCACGTTTAGGCCATCCATCGTGTCGGAGTCGGCCCCGAGCGGTTCGAACTTGCTGGCCGTATCGACGATGTGGATGTTGTCGCGGTAGACGCGTACCCGGCCGCGGATCTGGGGCGAGGACTTGGCCATGCGTGTCGCCTCGGCATGGCTTTGGCGGGCCTGCTCCCGGATGGTGGCCGCGCTATAGATCTCCGCGCCCGGTTCGCCGTCGGCGAGCATCAGGTAGAGCCCGATCCCCGCGGCCTTCGTGGTCTTGCCATTCTTGCGCGCCACCTCGAGATAGGAGGTCCGGAAGCGGCGCGTGCCGTCGGCGCGCTTCCAGCCGAACAGGACCCAGAGCACGAACTGCTGCCAGGGCTCCAGCGTCACCGGCCGGCCGGCCCATTCGCCTTTGCTGTGTTTCAGCAGGGAGAAGAAGGCGATGACGACCTGGGCGGCGGCCGCGTCGAAGTACAATCCCCGGGCCGGTCCGGTCTCCAGGTCATGCACGTGCCGCTCACACGCGAGGCGCACCCAGCGACAGGCGACCTGGCGGCCGGCCAGGACGTCAGCGATGTAGCGCTCGGCGGTGAACTCAATTGCCATGGAGCACTCCAACAGGTGTTTCTGCGGACGGCTCGAACTCACTCGCGACAGTCAGGCCTCGCCTCAGAATTTGCAGCGCCAGCCAGATCAGGGCCTCGGCTACGCGGGCGCGCCAGCCGGGAACGTGAATGCGGACCTTGATGTCAACGCTATTCATGTGCTACCTCGACCGGCTTCGGGAGCTGCGGCAATCCGCTCACGGCCTCGTTCAACAGCTCCTCGAGCGATTTCTCTTTCTTGGGCGGAGCCACATGCAAGCGCGAACGGCTGGAGGGAGTCATCCCGAACTCGATCAGGTACTTGCGCATGCCATCCAGCGCGGTGTTGCAGATCCCCACGAGCGGATTCTGCAGCACGAAACCTTTGTCGGTGGTGATCGTCAGGCTACCGCCCGCGAGTTTCTGCTCGGCCTGGACCCAGCGGGCGTAGAGCTGGCAGTAGGCAGCGAGGGCGGCCCGATCGGCGACGGTCAGCAAGCCCGCGGCGTACAGCTCCCGGACGATGCGATGCCATTCGCGCTTGGCCACCACGCTGAGGTGCCGCGGGCAGTAGGGGACGTCGCGGCGGAACTCGGGCTCGCGATCGTTGAGCGGTCGCTTGCCCGGGTTGCCTTCGAGTTTCTTTAGCGCAGTTGGCTTCGGCTTACGTCCTGCCATGCAGCTCCAACCTCCAAAAGGTGCCTCTTAGCTCTTTCCTTTCTCCAGGCTAACCCCTACCTTTCATTTCGCGGTCGCACGAGCTTGAC